ATCGGAAGCGGTTCTCCTTCTCCTAGTATTCTAACCTTAATTACGCCTTTGGGGCTATCCCCAAAGGAAGGATTCATGGCCGCCGCCCCTTTAGAGAGTGGGGTTGAGTCGTCATGAAGAAGGTTACCGAGGTTAGGAGTGTCACCCATGACTGTATCGGGTGGGTTGACCACTAACTGAGGAGGTACTTTGTAGTCAAAGTAGAGTTTAAGACCTGGCATGATTTCTACATGCTTAACGTCCACGGGAATATTATCGAAATCGAGTGCGATTTCCTCTTTCCTTAGTGGGTTTGTTGTCAGAGTCTTAACCGTTTCCGTCTTCGATCTGAGAGTTACCAAATCTAATGGTTCTCCTCGCGGGTAGAGTTTCTCTAAGAATTTTTCTACGTGCTTACCTTTTATATGGGATTTATCAGTCAATAGTTGAAACGACATCGCCTTTCTTAGGCTCATTGGTTTCCTATTGGCTTTTCTAGCACGGATATAGAGTCCTCTTGCGAGTGAGTCCAGTCCTTTTGCCATCTCTTTGAGTTTCGGCTTCCACGTTTCTGTTCTTCGTAATGTTGTGTTATATCGATCTTTCACTGATGTCAGTGCAATGATCGTTTTTTCAACGGAAACGGTGGTAGGAGCGCTGCCGTGGATCGTCTTCGGTAATCGACTAGCCTCTTCGAGGTTTTTTCCGATTGCTCGACGTGTCCTAACATCCATTTGTGATGTTTGCCAGTACTCCTGTATTCTACGCCTTAGCTCATCCGCTGCGTTTTGCTGATAAGAAGCAATAATACTTGCAGCGTAGCGGTAAGATGGTCCCGGGTCCTTAACAGGGGATGCACCACAACCAAGTAAAGCTTTTGGCCAGTGGACTTTAAGTCCAGCTCGCTTTAATCTTGCCAACGAACGCCCGTGCCATGAATAGTATAGGTACGTGAGGCGTTTTTGTTGCCAAATGCTTGTCGCTTGGTAGTGCGATTGCTTCATTGCATCACACACCGTTACCTCGATCGATTGATCTTTGTTCCAGGGTCTCCCGTTCAGATTACAGCTCTTTGCTAGAGCCACTATCGACATATAAGGTCGTTTCTGACGGCTAACCCTCCAGACAGGTAACGAATTACTCGTGATGGATCCCCAGTTTCGCTTCTCTTCTTTCTCGGCTTTCTCGCGCTGTATAACCACGTATTGCTCCGCAAAAACACCAGCATCTTTGCTGACAAGACTTTTTCTTTTGTTAAGTATTAGTCGGAGACGTGATAGGGTGCGAGTATAGAGTTTAATTCTCTTTTTCGTCCATAAGCCAAGTAGATCGTCACCTAAGATGACGTAATCGTTCGGGCGCGGATTCATGTACTCTGCGCAGAAGGAATTTATCAATGACAGTATTGGCCATGTATGCCCGAGGCCCATTAGGAGTCCTCGCTTGGTGACGTATTTATCACCATGATCTTCGAGTTGGAATTCCCCACTACTTACTAATAATAAGTGTCTAAGGTAGGGGGACCATCCCAATCCGTCGGCAATGGCATTAACTGCTGTCCGGGCTAGCTCGTGAGGAATGTAGTCTGAAGCTTTACTTAGATCTGCTGAGAATAGTACTACTTCTTCAAAAGTTCGTGCCGGTTTTAATAACCGAGACACGCATAGCCCCTTGAGGGGTCCGCTGACGCATGGTTTTTGCTTTATAATACGCATTAGGACCTGATTGACGGTTCTTAGAACGGATACTAAACTCGCATTATGCATAGTTGCAGTGCGGAGTTTATTTCCGGATTCAAGTATACGAACAACCTTTCCGAAAGGTCTTTCTATACCGTCCCTACAGGTCCATTTTGCGCGACAGTCAGCGTACTCGTCTTTCACTGCTCCAGCCCATCGACGGTCCCATAAAGATGGATGTTCGGACCAGCCAGTATGGCGTAGTCGTACGACATCTCGAAGGTAGGAATAAGATCCTCCCTTCTTGAGACCTCTTTCGAGGCAAGCGGTGGCGACAGTGGATGCGATAAATTCCGGTTCTTTTAAGGTTTTATCAGTTCGAACTGCTGATTTTGCTTCGCGTAGGACATACTTGTAGAAATGGTTTAACAATTTTTTGTTAATCGGCTCAGGAATCGATGTAATACGTTCTTTATATGACGTTGAGTCGGAGGGTTTTTCCCTCCGGATTCCTTTTTGGATGCCGCGTGCTAAACCAACAAATACAAGTTGTGCTTTCCTACACAACGCAGTTTCGAGACTTCCTCGAAAGAACTTACTGAGTACAGGAATGTCTCCTGTCGGTTTCGGTTTTAAATTACCAAAGAGTTGAGTGGCTTGGAATGACCACTCCTCATAAACACGACAGAGACCTTGTGCACCTGAACGATTGGCGATCTTGAATAGGAAGAGTATAAGACGCCAGAGCCCGCCGCAGGCGGCTCGTTCTCCGGGATGAACAAAATCATACCTTCGTCCGTAGGGCTTTAGTATAAATTTCCTCTTTTTTATGGCAAGAAATAATGTGCCAAGAAACAAGTCGAGGAGACTACGGATTCGGGTTTGTTCTACAAAAGGATGATTAGCTACAATCTTTCGAGTATACGAAAGAAGTGCTATTCTAGGTATCAGGGCCTGCCAATCGCTTTTTAAAGGGATTGGGTAGGACGCAACCTTCGTGAGGTCCACATTTAAGGGTGAATACGCCCTATGGACTTCTTTACTGTCTAGAGAAGGTGCGATGCCGAGAGCACGCATGAGAGCAGCAATTGA